AACCAAGCAAGAGCAAACGCTATTATCTATGCAATTGCAAGAGCTCGTAAATCATCAGGTCGATTAAACTTAGATGATATTGAACGTGCTGCTCAAGATTTAAATTTATTTGGTTTTACATCTGCAGCTTCTGTTATTACAAAATTAGAATTTTTAGAAAACGATTTACGCATGGCACGTAATGCTGCTTACAACAGTTTAGCTGTTATTCCTGGGTTTGAACCCGTATTTCAAAAAATGAAAGATTTAGGATATGGCACTATTGATTTTGAAAGATTAAAAGGAGCGGCAACTGCTGCCCCTATTGGAGGAGAAGCCCCTATTAACTTTACCTTTACCGTTCAAAAAGACGGTTCATTAACACAGACACCATAATGGCTAACGTAACTTTAGATTTATCAAAATTTGGCATTGAAGGTTTGGGTAATGTTACACTTGAAAACATTCAAGAAACCGTAGAAGGAAAAGGAATTGAAGAATTTCCTCGTAATGAACAAGAACGTGCATATGTTAAACAAGTTTTAGAACAAGTACAAACGTATAAAAAAGCACAAACAAATGTTCCTGAAAGCATGAGAGATGCTTTATCTGATTATGAAAAAAGAATACAAATGGAACAAGCAAGGATTCAAGATCCTATAGGTACATATTTATCAGGAGTAAAAAAAGAAGCACAAACAGGACCAGGACTTATGGCTGGTCTTAGTGAGTTTAAAAATCTTCCACCAGGAGGACAACCTTTTGATTTAGATAAATCCTTAGAGGGAATAATTAATTTTGGTCAACGTGTTCTTATAGGAGATAATCCAAAAGCTCAATTTGGAGATATAGCTGTTATCGGTTCTGACATTGCAGCTATAAAATTATTAGCGAAAAATAATTCATTAGCCTCTCAGCGTATGGATAGTGCTCTTATTTCTAATGCAGTAAAAAATAATCCTGCTTATGCAGCAGGAACTTTAACAGGAATGAATGTCTTTGCCCGAGGTGCAGCAAATGAAACATATGACATGTTAAATACCATGACTAGGTATCTTTATGATATTCCTAATCCTGAAGAAGCAATAAGAAAAAATCAACAACTAAGAGACCTATATGACATGCGTAATGAATTATTATGGTCGGGTGGCGCAGTTGGTTTATCTAATCTGTTTCCTTACATTAAAAGTGCATGGGGTAAAAAACTTTTAGGCGTCACGGAAGATTCTCAAGCTTTAATGAAAAAAGCGGAACAAGCAAATGTTCCGATGAATGTATTTTCTGTTACCGAATCAGGAATTGTAAAAGGTTCTGGTAAAGTTATAGGTTTATTTCCTTTTGTTGCAACTAAAGCAAGAGAAGTACAAAATGCACAACAAGTAGCTATTGCTAATCATATAAATAAAACACTTAATAATTTTTCTCCAATAGGATTATTAAATGATGCTGGTTTATTAGCTGATAAAGCTTTTAGAGAAGGTATACAAAACTTTGAAAACACAAAAACTATTTTATACGATCAAGCAATGGATATTGCTACAACAGGATTAAAAGGAGAAAAATTTATTCCTACAGCTTTAATAAAAGAAGAAGCAGCTAAATTAGCGGCGCGTTTTAATAGAGATACGTCAAAAGTTATGGTTGATTTTGATGTTAGAGGTACAGGATATGGTTCAGAAACGGTGTCTTTTCAAGATTTAGTTTCTAATATTAGTAGCTCAATGAAGGAAAAGAAACAGCTTTATGATGTTCTTCCTGCGTTATCGGGTATGAAAGATGATTATATCAGCGGAGAACAGTTTATTAGTTTACAAACAGCATTGAACGATCTTTTACGTGAAGGAGAAAGATTGCAAATGGGTTCAAATGTAGCAAGTTACGTTAAACCATTTACTAATGCGATGATTACATCTCTTGATGATTTTAATAATTATAAAGTATTAGAAGATGTACCCAAAGATAGACTTAAAAAAGAATTTGCGGCAGCTCTTGATTTAGCAAATAACTTTTTCTTTGAAAACAAAGATACATTAAAAGGTAGAACAGGTCAGATACTAAGTTTAGTTGATAGAAATATTACTAAAGCTGGAGCAGAAGCTGCGCCTGGATTTATTACAGCTGACATGGTAGCGGAAATGTTACTTGATAGTAAAGCAATGAATGCTCCTATGGCAATAAGAGAAATGAAAAAAGCTTTAGGTACAACTAAAGTAATGATTGATGGAACCGAACAAACTGTTGATGTTTTTAACACTATCGCAAAATCTGTTATTGATAATAAAATTAGAAAAGCAACAAGATATATTAGTGGCTCAGTGCCCGCGGCCCCTGGAGAAGGATTAATAGGTGGTGTAGAAAAAAGAAGTATTGGTCAAATGATAAGCGGAGTAGAAGAAGCTACTGCTTTTGGAAAAACAAAAAAGAATTTTAATATTCCAATTTTAAATGTGGAAGGAATGCAAGAAATATTTGGTATGGGTGTTAATGGTAATCCTAATGCGATGGCTGGTATGAAAGAAATATTAGGAGAAAAAACATTTAAACAATTAGAAGATGTTTTAGAACTAGCAGGAACGGTTCAACAAACCAGCTTTGGTGATGTTTCTGATTTCGTTAAACGTCGTGGTTTCTTAGGTGGTGCTAACGCTGTAACAAATTTAATTACAGGTGGTATGATTGCATCTAATCCGTTTGGAAATGTAGGCCTTATGTTAATGGCTCGTTATGGAATGTCTACTTTAGCTGATCCTAAATTTTTAGAAGGCGTAGCAACAATTATGAACCCAAGTATTGAAACTTTAGCAAAAAGAAATGCTTTAATTACATTAGGTCGTATGCGATGGGACGATATTAGAGGAGAACAAGTAGATCAATTACCAGCAGAATTATTACAAGATTTTGATCCAGGTAATCCAATGGATGTTATGCAGTATTTATTATTTACAGATAATCAATCAGCATTTCCTGGAAGTGAAAGATTAAGAATTGAATCTAATGATGACGGAATGACTACAGGAGTTGAAATAACAAAAGCGGAATCAGAACCAATATTTACCGAAGATGGTCAAAAAGCTGGTCAAGCATTAGCAGAACAAGAAATAGTAATGTCTAATAATGCAGCGCCCGAAGTAAGAGAAGATCCTTTCTTAAATGTAGATTTTGAATCAATGCAGGAAACAGTACCCGCAGCAGGAGCATCAGCTCCTTTATCTCAAGCACAACGTGTAGCTTTAGCAGGTGGCGATTTAGATGAAGCCATTGCTATGGGAAGTAGGAGGGCATAATGGTAAATCAATTTATGGGTCCAGGAGGACCAGGCGGAGGTTCTGGTTATGATGCAGATAAAAATAAACCTGTTGTAACATATTCAACAGCTGCTAATAACGCCGCTGCCGCTCAAGCTGCTTTACAAAATGTTATTGATAATAAAAATCAATCTCCAGGATTTTCAACAGCTCCTGGTGTTGTTGCTATACCTACCATGGGTAAAAAAACTGGTAAGTTTAAAGACATAGAAGAAAAACTAACAACTCAAGGATATGGATCTTTAACTCCAGGTGAACAAATGATTGCTGATTTTTATCTTTCTTCTGCTGTTAATCCTTATCAACAACAAATGCAAAACTTTATTGAATCTTCTCCTGCAGCAGCGCAAGCTTATGCAGAAAGATTTCCTAAAACAACTTTTTTAAAAAACATAGTTCCTATGGCAATGGGAAGTGTAACAGGTGTTCCGTTGGGAATTGTAAATGCGATCTCAAAAGGTTTTGGAGCAGCGAGAGAAGGTTTAGGATCATTAGCACAAAACGATCAAGGGGTGTTAGGCTTCCTAGCAAGTATACCAGGAAACATTGCAGATCAATTTAAACCTGAACAAGTAACAAAACTGAAAGCTATTGCAAAAGAAAGAGACCCTATTAGCACTTTACAAACAGGACCTATGGATCCAAATGCATATGGCGCAATAGGTGGCGATCGTTTTGATGTGGAAGAAGATGTATTTCAATCAACTTCTCCTAACGTTGAAACTGTTTATACTCCTGGAACACCTTTAGATAACTACTTAAAACAACAAGAAATTAATGAAAGAGACTATCCATTACTTAAAAAATTAAAAGATAGAGAAAATATAGCACAAGAAGTTGAAGATGCTACAGAACAAGTAGTACCAGGATCATTTAATTTAGAAAAATTTGGACCCGATGAATTTGGAAAAATAAATATATTTGGAGCCGATGTTGATGATGAAACAGATGTAGCGCAGAATCTTAGTATAGAGGAATATAAGAAAATAAAAGAAGGAGCTCCATATATGGCTGACGAAGCGATAAAACAAATTTACGGTCCAGATGCATTGGACGATATTCCTCTTATAGGGTATGCACCAACAACAACTGCGGCAGATGGTGGATATTTAAATAAATTTGATGATGGTGGATATGCTAACATGTCTACTTTTGAAAAATTAAAAATGATTAATTATGGAGAATAGTCTTAAAAATATTATTTGGGTCGGTTTGATCTTAGTAACCGCAGGGGCAACCTACGGAATGATGTCAACCAGGCTACAAGCAGTTGAGTCAAAACAAATGCAATTAGAAAAAATAATATTATCAGACATCCCAGAAATAAAAGAGCGAGTAATAAGACTCGAAGTATTGCTCGAAAGAGCATTAGGAGAATAATATTTTTTTAGGGTCTTCGCCCATAACTTGACTTGCTAAATCTATCTTATTATTCAATGCTTTAACAATCTTTTCATCTATAGTATGTTCAGCCATTAAATCAACATATGTCACTTTACTGGTTTGTCCTATTCTATGCGCTCGGTCTTCTGATTGTAACCTTACTTCTAATGAGTAATCGTTAGAGTAATACACAACAGTGTGAGAAGAAGTAAGAGTAAGGCCATAACCTCCTGTTTTGGGATTTCCCACAAAAAATCTAAGATCACTGTCAGAATCCATAAAATTGTCAACAATAGACTGGCGTATATTATCTTTTGTGTCCCCATAATAAGTTGCCACGCTCTCTTTACCATAAATCTCTCCTAATTTTCTTTCTATCGCTTGTATATCATGACGGTACACGGCCCATATAATAACCTTACCATCTGTTTCTTCTAAAACATTAACCAATTCTTGTATGCGATTGTTTTTAATTGGCTGTACTTCTCCGTCATCTGTTTTAACATGACCACAGGTAATCTGATGTAGTCTAATTAATTGTGTTAATACTGTGGCAGCTGTCATCATTTTATTATCTTCTAAAAATGTCAACGCTGATTTTTTCATTTCTACATATGCTTTTAATTGTTCTGGTGTCATTGAAACTGTACGTTTTGTGTAAAGTTTTTCAGGTAAATCTAAACATTCACTTTTTAAAACGCGCGTAGAAAAATTTTTTATCTTTTCTTGTAATTCATCCAAGCGTTGATACTTAACAACATGTTGAAACGAATGACTGCCCACGGACCTTTGAACAATAACAGCATACCTGGCGCGAAAACTATAATAACTTTGTTGTTCTAATAACCAAGGATCAAGAAATTGTATTTGTGAAAATAAATCGAGTGGCGATTTAGTTACAGGCGATCCTGTCATAATTCTTCTATACTTTGATAGCTCACTTAACTTAATAATATTCTTGGTGCGTTGTGCTGAATGATTTTTAATTGTTGTTGACTCATCAACCACACACATTGCTTGATTGCGTAAAAGAAAACTTCTAGCGAAGTCTCGCCCACGGACCGTGGACAACGCCTCCACATTCATAATGAGAACAGTAAAATCATCAGCCATAATAGATAATTGTTCTAATTCTGTTTTTTCTTCTTTCTTAGGAGAAGCAGACCATATACCTACTCTGTATTTAATATGATCAGATAAATGTACTTTTAATTCATTACGCCAGTTTCTTTTAATACCGTTAGGAACAATAACAAGGGCAGAATTAATTTTTCCCTTGTCATATAATATAGCCATATTATCAATGCATACCTTAGTTTTTCCAGTACCCATCTCCATAAATAAAGCCCAAACTTCTTTGTTCCAACTTTCTTTCAAAGCATCTAATTGATGTTGAAAAGGTTTAGTTTTAAATCTATAATCCATAATAACTTTCTAAATGTGCAATATAAAGGTTGCATTAATAACTTACAACTATTAAAGGAGCAAGTAGAAAGATGGAACTGGATAAAAAAGAAAAAAAACCTACGGTTTTTTTAGTACAAGAGAACCCATACGTAAACGTATTGAGTGCTGAAGAGTACGGAAAAATTGAAGTTCTATTTGAAAGTGGTCAACAAATTATGTTTAGTCCACAACCAGCCATCAAAAGGCTCCGCAGAAAACTAAGAGATTTTGATGATAATGACCATCTTCTCATGATGGGTGATCCAGCTGCAATGGGTATTGCATGTTGTATTGCTTCTGATATGAACAGAGGTAAGTTTAAAATACTTAAATGGGATAAGGTCCAAAAAAGATATTATTCTGTAAGTGTTAATATTAATGAGAAAGGCGAAATCGATGAGCAAGATAAACTTTGAAGGCGATGCTGTAACTGAAATAGATCAAAGTAAATTTAAATCAGTTGCTGAATTATTGCGTGAGCAATTAAAACTTGAAGAATTAATAGAGTCTATGGAAGAGACTGTAAAAATAAATAAAGAAAATTTAAGAAGACTTTCAGGAGAAATTATTCCTGAAAAAATGGCAGAGCTAGGAATGACAGCAACAGAAATGTACGATGGATCTAAAGTACAAGTTGTTGAAGATATATATGTATCTATTCCTAAAGATCCTGAAAAATCAAAAGCATGCTATGAATGGTTAGATGACAATGGCTTGGGAGATATAATTAAAAACCAAGTTGGTATGAGTTTCGGTAAGGGTGAGGGCGAAAAAGCAAAAGCTTTAGAGTCTCAAATAAAAGAGATGGGTCTCATTCCTGAAGTAAAAGTTTCAGTGCATCCTTCGACACTGAAAGCCACTATTAAAAAGTGGCACGAGGAAGGAAAATCTGTCCCAGACAATACTTTTAGTTTGTTTATCGGACAGAAGACTAAAATAACCAAAAAAAAATAAGGAGTAAATATGGCAAACGCTGTAAAGAAAAAAGAAGAAACGAACATTACACAGTTTGATCCTAGTATTTTTGAAAAAGATGCTAACCAAGGATTAGGTAATCTGGGGATGGACGATCTTGCAATTCCTTTTCTTCGTATACTGAGTGATACGTCACCACAGATAAAGAAAAGGGATCCTCTATACATAGAGGGAGCGGAAAGTGGAATGATCTACAATACGCTTACAAAAGAAGTATACGACGGAGAGGCTGGGGTTAAGGTCATACCTTGTGCTTATCAACGTCAGTATATTGAATGGACAGATAGAGGCGAGGGCAGTGGTGCTCCTGTTAATATCTATCCTGCAGAAAGTGATATACTTTCCAAAACAGCACGTGATGATCAAAAAAAAGATAGACTGTCAAACGGTAATTATATCGAAGACACAGCCAATCATTATTGTTTGGTCATTGGCAATGACGGAGCTTCCTCCCAAGTTCTAGTTGCTATGAAAAGCACTCAACGTAAAAAATCTAAGAGATGGAATTCTCTTATGTTGGGTCTTAAAATGAAAGGGGCTAATGGGTTATTTACGCCTCCTTCGTATTCTCACGTATATCTCTTAAAAACGGTTGCAGAATCAAATAATTTAGGAGAATGGTTTGGCTGGGATATTACTAGAGTAGGTCCCGTTGAAGATGTTGATACTTATCATCAAGCTAAAGCTTTCGCAGAAAGCGTAGTTAAAGGTGAAATAAAAGTAAAACATGAAGATGAAAATCTTGACAGCGGCGAAAAAACCCCCTACTAAATTCAAAATTAGAGAGGCGATTGGTTTCCTCCGTCGCCTCTCAACCAGGTATGAGAAATTATGGACGAGAAAACAAAAGAATTTATACGTATATTTAGTGGTCTAACTAGAGCATACGGACAAACACAAAGCCGATCTAAAAACGAGTCGGGTAAACTAGAGGGAAAATCTTGGATTGTTCCTGAACAGTTAACTGAAGATAAGTGGCTTAATCATTTAGCAGGTAAAGAACCATCATTAGGAATTATTCCTATTAATGAAAATAATCAATGTACTTGGGGTGCTATTGATATTGATACCTACGATGGTTTTGATCACAAAAAATTAATTAAAACAATTGTCGAAAAGAAATTACCATTGGTGGTATGTTGTTCAAAAAGTGGCGGCGCTCATATATACCTATTTGTATCCGAACCAGTGCGTGCAAAAGAGATGCAAATAAAATTAAAAGAGATAGCTGTATTCTTAGGTTTCGGTGAGAGTGAGATATTTCCAAAGCAAATTGAATTGAGCTCAAAAGGAACAGGTAACTTTTTAAATCTGCCGTATAATCACCCAGAGTTTCCTGGACGTTTTGCATATGATGATGAAGGTAATTCATTGTTAGATTTAGATATGTTTATAAAGCATTACAAACGTAAAGTCGTATCGAATCTCAGCATGGTGGTTATTGATAAACCTGTTAGTGAAAAAAAGAATGATGACTTTAAAGGTGCACCACCTTGTCTTATTACTCTTGCTTCACAAGGATTTGCTGAAGGATCACGAAACGAATGTATGTTTCAATTGGGAATTTATTTACGTGAAAGATTTCCTAATGAATTAGAAACAAAGATGGATCAATACAATACAAAATATTTTAATCCTCCTTTACCAAGTAGAGAAGTACAAACAATTTTTAAACAAGTAGAAGATAAAAAATATTTTTATCGATGTGAGTTACCTGTATTTAAAACAGTATGTGAAAAAAGAAAATGTCAAACGCGTAAGTTTGGTGTTGGAAACTCAGCCGAGCATGAGATTACAAATTTAAAGAAATGGGAATCAGATAGTCCTGTGTATGAAGTTACTCATAATGGTAAAGTTATTATTTTATCTGTCGATCAACTACACTCGCATAGTGAATATCGTAAAGCTTGTATAGCGCAAGCGAATGAAAGCCCACGGCCCATCGCCCCTGCTATATGGGCAGACATGGTAGATAATTTATTAAAGAACATGCATGAAGATGACTTTATTCAATTACCTACAGAAGTGACAGCGAAGGGACAATTTCTTAATCAACTTCAAATCTTTATTGAAAACAATAGAGGAGCTAAAGATAGACAAGATATTTTACAGGGGATGGTCTTTGAACATGAAAAAGGATACTTCTTTTTTAAGCCACAATCTTTGAGAGATTTTTTAAAAACAAAACGTTTTACTAAGTTAACTGATTCTGCTCAGTATAAAATGTTTGAAGAGTTTGGCGGCGGTTATGCTAAATTTAAAGTAAACAATAAAGGAGAACATTGTTGGAAGATTCCAACTAACATTATTGATTCTGATTTTAATTTAAAAGAAAAAGACTTTAGTGAAGAGGAGGCATACTAATGCATAGACATATTGTTATAGGTCCTCCTGGTACAGGTAAGACTACATTCTTAAAAAATAAAGTAAATGAACTGGTAAAAAATAATATTTGTTCACCGCATGAGATTGGTTATTTTAGTTTTACGGTAAAAGCTGCAGAAGAAATTAGAGACCGTGTTGCTCAGGGAAGTGAAATGAGTAAGGATGAACTTAAAAAAGAATATCCATACTTTTGTACGTTGCATTCGTTAGCTTATAAACAGCTACAGTTACGACAAGGACAGATCATGGACGAACAAGACTATGCTGACTTATCACGGATCACGGGACATGAGTATGTTAATAAAATGCGTAAAGGTAATGGTGTTGACATATCTATGCCAACAGCGAAGAGTGAATACCAAGACATTATTAATTTAGCGTATGCAAAGTTTCCTGATGAAGAAGATAGGTTAGCTAAAATATTTCGTGAAACAACTTTAAATAACTACGGCGCACGGAACATGATTGAACAAATGGATTTAGATTTATGTAAGTTTAAAAAAGATAGAGATAAATATGAATACGTAGATTATTTTACACAGTTTTTAAAAAGAAAAAATCCTCCTAAATTAAAATATTTATTTGTTGATGAAGCACAAGACTTGTCTGTACATCAATGGAGAGTGGTAGATATGATTCAAGAAATTGCTAAACCAATTGAAACTTATGTAGCTGGTGATGATGATCAGGCAATTTTTCGTTGGGCTGGTGCAGACATAGAACACTTTATAGCTATGGCTAAAGATGATTCTAACAGCATTATTCCTTTGACTCAATCATATCGTATTCCGATTAGTGTGCACAATCTTGCCACAAAATTAGCACAGTCTATATCTGTTAGAATTGATAAAGAATACAAACCAAGAGATGAAGAAGGAGTGAGAAAAGTCTTAAATATCAGACCTTTAAACAAAGGAATTAAAGAAGGTGAGTGGTTAATTTTATGTAGAACTCATGAAATTGTAAAGCAGGTTTCTGAAGCTTTGGAGATGTATGGATGGTTATATAAACGTTACGGACATTCCGTCATTAATTTTAAATACATTGAAGCTATCAAAGCGTGGACCAGTTTACAAAATGGTAAAAAAATTTCAGGCGATTATTGTCATACACTTTATGAATATTTAGATAGCACAAGAATTAAAAGAAATTATGGTACATTTAAAGGACAACCTGATGGTATGTATAATTTAGATATGCTTATTGAAAAATATGGGTTAAGAGAGACTATAAAGTTATCAAGTGCGAAAGAAGTAAGTGTTAAAGATATAGTGTGGTACGACATGATTAATGCCAAAGGTTTTAAAAATAGAATTAATTATTTACGTTCTATCATGCGAAACGGAAACAAGTTAGATGAAAACCCACGCATTGAAGTATCAACAATACATGCGAGTAAAGGTGGTGAGCGACAGAAAGTTATGTTGATTACTGATTTATCTTTTGGACCTTACAAATCTTCTACTGAAAATCAACGCGGACGTGATGATGAAGCAAGAGTTTTTTATGTAGGTGCTACACGCGCCAAAGAAGAATTACATATTGTTCATCGAACAGAAGGACAGTTTGAATATGAACCTATTTTCTTTTATGAGAGACAAGCAAGTTAAAAAATATAGAGAGTGGTTTGACGAGCTTGACAAAGCTGCCGCCAAACATCTTGTTAAACTTGGTGTAGAGAAAGATTGGAAGGAAGTTTATCGTAAAATGAAAAACAGAAGGAGGCGACGTGAAAGAACAACCTAATTGGTTTCCTAAAGTCCACCGCATGCCCAGTGAATGGGTTATGCCTGATACATTCCCTGATCTATCTGGTTATGACGAGATAGCTATTGATTTAGAAACAAGAGATCCTGGTATTAAAAATACAGGACCAGGTTATATACGTAAGCACGGCGAAGTAGTCGGTATTGCTGTAGCAGTTGAAGGCTGGTGTGGTTATTATCCCATCGCCCACGAAACACCGCCCAATATGGATAAAGAATTAGTTACACGTTGGCTTCGTAAGCAGTGTTCGTACGAGTCTGTCAACTATATATTTCACAATGCTTTCTATGATGTTGGTTGGTTAACAACAATGGATATTGACATTAAAGGTAAAATAATAGACACTCTAGTTGCTGCTCCTTTGGTAGACGAGAATCGGTTTCGATTTGACCTAAACTCATTAGGAAGGGATTATCTAAAAGAGTCAAAATCGGAAACCCAACTCTACGAAGCAGCTAAAATGTGGGGCCTTGATCCTAAAGGAGAAATGTGGAAGCTTCCTGCCTCACACGTAGGAGATTATGCGGAACAAGACGCAGCACTTACGCTACGTCTATGGCATTATTTACAACGAGAAATAACATCCCAGAACCTCGTTAACATTTTTGAATTAGAAACAGACTTGTTTCCTGTTTTATTTAAAATGAAACAAAAAGGTGTACGCGTTGATCTTGACAAAGCAGAGAGGATTAAAAATGATTTACAGTCCAAAGAAAATAAAATCTTACGTTCAATTAAAAAGCTCACAAATTGCGATGTGGAAGTATGGGCTGCAGCTTCAGTGGCGAAAGCATTTGAATCACTCAAAATTTCTTATGATCGTACACCAACAGGTCAACCAAAATTTGATAAAAACTTTTTGGCAAGTCATGATAGTCCTTTGGCACAGATGGTGGTGGAAGCCAGAGAAATCAATAAAGCGCGAACCACATTTATTGAGAGTATCACCAAACATTCGCACCGAGGCAGGATTCATGCTGAGATACACCAAATGCGATCCGACCAAGGAGGAACGGTAACAGGTAGATTTAGTTACTCGAACCCTAATTTACAGCAAATACCAGCACGGCACGCGATACTCGGCCCACTGATCAGATCTATATTTATTCCTGAGAAGGATTGTGAGTGGGGTATCTTTGATTACTCGCAACAAGAACCACGGCTCGTGGTGCACTACGCTACTATGAAACAGTATTCAGGTGCAGGGCAATTAGTAGATGCTTATGAACATGATGATGAAACAGATTTTCATCAATTGGTTGCTGATATGGCTGACATACCACGTAAACAAGCAAAGACAATTAACTTAGGATTATTTTATGGCATGGGTAAAGGTAAACTGATGTCACAGCTCGGTGTTAGTTTAGAAGAGGCAACTGAACTGTTAAACTCATACCATCAACGTGTTCCTTTTGTTAAACAATTAATGAATGACACAATGAATAAAGCATCAAAGAAAGGTTTTTTATTTACTTTGGAGGGTAGAAGATGTCGTTTTGATTTATGGGAACCAACTAATGAGTGGGGTTCTAAAGCTCTACCTTTGGCTGAAGCTCAAAGAGAATATGGCGAAAGTATGATTAAACGTGCCTGGACCTACAAAGCTTTAAATAGATTAATTCAAGGATCTGCAGCTGATCAAACAAAGAAAGCTATGGTTGCTCTTCATAAAGAAGGATATGTAGCACACATACAAGTACATGATGAATTAGATTTTTCTGTTGCTAATGAAAAAGATAAGAATACAATAAAAGAGATCATGGAAACATGTGTGGAACTACAAGTCCCCAGTAAAGTTGACGTAGAGTGTGGAAAGAATTGGGGTGATGCAGGTGATTAATGAAATCTTTATGCTTAACATTATTTTTATTTTGTCAAACGACATTTAATAACTTTGATTTTACTTATTCTACAAAAGAAGAATTTATAAAAGGTATTGCCAATTGTACTTTACTAGCTAATACTTTTATTCCTCCAACAGAACGAGTAATTATTTTAATTAGTGTAGGTCAAGCTGTTCTTGAATCTGATTGGGGACAATCTAGATTTGCTAAAACAGGAAATAATTTTTATGGTGTTATTGAAACGGACCCAACATCTCCACATTTAAAAGCATTAGGTAATCCTAAAATAATGATTCGTGTATATGATAAAAAATGTGAATCAGTTGCTGATTACATTAACATATTAAATAATCATCCTAACTTTAAAGAGTATCAAGACCTGTTAGTAAAACAATATATATCAGGAGAAATGGATCCTTTAGCCGTAATTAAGACTTTACATAAGTATGCCATAGACCCAAATTACGTTGAAAAACTGGCAAAAACTATGAGTACCCTGTTAAAAGAATATCCCACTCTTTTTCATTTGACATATAATACTTAATCTTATATAGTCCCATTAAATGAGAATGGTGCAACATTCTCAGAGTATGGCTGAACAACAGTCTCCAGGTTGTAAAGCACGGTTCTCACAAGGTATGGTCGAATGACTGAGGGTGTGGGGGTTGGTACTGAAGTACTTGTTAGCATAGGAAATGTTGACTGGACGGGAAAAGGTTGGGGGTAGTCAAAGAATCCCCCTACTCACTTTTAGAAAGGAATAAAGTATGAAACTTAAAAGAGACTACGAAGAAACTTTTAAAGAAGGGTTTCGTCTTGGGGTACGTTTGACCAGGGCCAAAGCGTGTTTAGAAAATGCACGTAATGCAAAAATATTAAACGATGAGTCTATGGCAAAACTTCAAATGGAGTTTGCTAGTGATTGGACGGACCTTGCTAGAAATAGTGGGCGTAAGTTTACACCGATGGCGGCTCACGAACCAGAGCAATCGGCATTCGATTTTGGCGACATTGAATACCAAGAACATTTATCAAAGTTGCCACATAAACTAAAGGAAACAGGATGAATATTTTAAAATTTAAATCTGTCGCTGTGCGAATGTCGACATATAAACTATTAAAAAAATTAGCAGAAGATGACAACAGGTCCGCTGGTATGCAGATAACTCACTTAGTAGAAAAAGAAGCAAAGAAAAGAAAGATGAAGGCTGCATGAGTGTACAACGATTAGTTTGGGAAAGATTTATTGATCCTGTTCACGGATCAGAAAAAATGAAACTTGTTAAAGCTGAAGGTGTAGGGTTTCCTGCAGATCCTGAAGGCGTTGACAACATTGATGATCGAGTAGCTCATTTTAAAAAATACGAAATAGGGACCATCATTGGTATTTATGATTTTTTAAGTGATCCTGATTATTATACAAAAATGTATAGCATCGTTCATAAAACAGAGGATTATGTCATCAATGTCTAATTGTTTTTGTTGTAAAAAAGAGACACCTCATCTTCATGAGATGGATAAGT